TCCTCATAATGATTACGCTACTGGACTGGGTTGTTCTGCACCTAGTTGCCTTGATAAATATGCTGAACCCAGCCCTTACCCTTGCGAAACTATCCAAGCCATAGAGAAGGAGTTGAAGTGAATATAACTTGGCTAATTGGGCTTCCCGTTGGAATACTTATTGCTATTTTAATAATCGAACACCTAGAGAGAAGGAACCGAAAATGAAAAGAAAAGCAATCGCGTTAGCAGTAATTATTAGTGCGGGATTTATTGCACCCGTTCATGCGGTAGAAAAGAAAGAAAAGTAATGGGCGGCAGGTGCGTTAAAACTAATTGCACCTGTACTCATACAGCGCCATGTGAGTATGGATTTATCTACAGCCGTTACAGAGAATTAAAAATAAGTCATGTTAAGGGTAAGACAATCGAGCAAGAGTCTTGGTATGATGGGGTCACGTTCTGCCCTACATGCGACCCTGAAAGAGCGCATATTCAATCCACTTCAACTAATAGTGAACAGTTGCAAGAACGATTAAGAAATCGCTCTCAATTCAAAGTTGTTGAGAATTATGACAACGTGAACGAGAGCAGAACCCGAACTCTCTAAGGAGTTAAATTGAGAATCCTAAAAATAATTACAGTTCTACTGTTAGTAACAACTTGGTCAATACAAAGTCCCGTCTATGCTAACGCTCCAGTAATAAAGAAAGCAGTAAAGTTCAATTTCGAAGTATTTGCGTTACATAATCCAAAGGCTTACGCTCAAAAAATAATAAAAACTAAAGGTTGGACAAACGCTGATTATGTTTGTCTGAACAAAATATGGACTAACGAAAGTCACTGGAACTATAAAGCCAAAAATCCAACCAGTACGGCATTTGGTATTGCTCAAATAGTATTTGAAAAATCCAAATCATCTGCCACGCAAATTCGTAACGGTATAAGGTATATTAGTTACCGTTATGGAAACCCCTGCACCGCTTGGCAATTTTGGCGGACTCACTACTGGTACTAAGTGCCTTAATTGCGGCGACCCTATAACTAAAAATAAAAAATATTGCTCAACTAAATGCGGAAATAGTTATAGGGTAGATCAAAGTTACTTTGGCGGGAAAAGAAACACCACAATTGGTTTAGCCGAAAAGACTTGCCAAGTCTGCAACCGCAAAAACGTTAAAGGGCTTTCAAGTCATCACGTTATCGGAAAAGAAAATGATGCCGATAATGATTATTTGATAGCACTATGTAGAGGTTGCCATCAACTTGTAACGATTTTAGGAAGGCGCAAGTTTGATGTATCCATATGGGAAAAACTTATCAAATTAGTTACTCTTAGGAAGCAGGCAAGAATGAGCGAAGTGAAAGTATCAATAGAATTAACGGGATTGATTAAGCCAACTCTTGATCTATGAAAACAAATTGGAAAGCGTTACGAGAACAAGCGTTAGTTCGGTGCAGAAATTATTGTGAAAAGTGCGGTGGCGGATTACCTGAAAACTTTGCCCTGCACCACCGCAAATTAAAGTCACGTGGCGGGAAAGATGTTATTGAAAATCTTCTTGCGTTACATCATGAGTGCCACAATTTAGGAACTAATTCCGTTCACCTTAACGTAAAGATTGCAACCGAGAATGGATGGATAGTTCCGACACACGCAAATCCCGAAGATGTATGCGTTACGTTATTTGATAGTTTTGTTGTTACACTAACTCCCGAAGGTACTTACACTTATTTGGAAGGATAAGGATATGGCAGGCGAAGGCATAATTGTTGTTACAGGTCATTTAGGAAGTGATGCGGAACTTCGCAAAACACCTAATGGAAAATTAGTTACAAGTTTTAGTCTTGCGAACACTCCACGCGAAAAAAGTAATGATGAATGGATTGATGGCGAAACGGTTTGGTTTAGATGTTTCGTATGGGGCAAAGATGCAACAGGAGCGGCTAACGAACTTCGCAAAGGTTCACGCGTTGTTGTTACAGGTCGCTTAACACAAAATACTTTCATTGATAAAGAACAAGCAGAACGCAAGTCATTAGAAATTGCAGTTGATAGTTATGGCATTACACCAAAAAATGTTGCCGAACCAGTAACAGGCAATCCTGATATAAGAACTGAAGACCCAGTTGATGATCCATGGAATGCACCATTCTAACTAAGAGAGGCAAAAAATGAACGAAACAATTGATTCAATACAAGCGGCGGAGTTTCTTGGCATTAGCGGAAACAATCTTCGTCAATTAGTACACCGCAAACTTCTTGTTCCTACTGGAAAGTTGAAACGCCGTTCAATGTTTCAACTTGCAGATGTTGAGCGAGTAAAGGCGGCTCGCGCTCCAAAAGAGTAGCGAGCAGTAGGGCGCGGTCTTAACCCCTTTCGACCGCGCTCTATCTAATTTTAGGAGGCGCAATGCCGTTATATGATTTTAAGTGTGATACATGCAAAGTGATACAAACCTTGCATTTTAATTTTATGGAAAAGCAGGATGTTGATTGTGATGACTGCGATTTACCAATGCGAAAAGTAATTCATGCTACCCCGACAATATTTACAGGAGATGGGTGGGCTGGTAAAAAGTGAGCGATTTAGTTATAGGCGGGGCTGGAATTTTTGGCTTAACAATCGCAGAGCAAGCGGCTTCGTGCGGATTTAGCGTTGACATTATTGAGCAACAAAATCAAATAGGCGGCAATATGGCTTCCCGCATAGATGAAGAAACTGGCATAGAAGTACATACTTACGGTTCGCATATTTTTCACACTAACAATGAAAAGGTGTGGGAATATGTAAATCGTTTCACATCATTTGTTCCTTACATACATAGAGTAAGAACTATTACTTCTACTGGTGCGGTGATTCCATTGCCGTTTGGTTTAGCAACCTTTAGTGCTTACTACAACAAAGCGTTCACTCCTAAAATGATGCACGATTTAATTAAAACTTTTCCGCAAAAAGGTGACAATTTTGAAGAAGTAGCCATTTCCTGTATTGGCAAAGATTTGTATAAAGCAGTAGTAGAAGGTTATACATACAAACAATGGGGGCGTGACCCTAAAGAGTTACCAGTAAGCACTATTAAAAGATTGCCGATTCGTTACACTTGGGATGACGGATATTTTACCGACAAATATCAAGGGCTTCCCGCAGACGGCTATCAAACATGGATGAATCGTATGGCTGACCATGCAAAGATTAATGTTGTGTTAAATACTAATGTGTTAGAAGAAACAATTACCCAGCCATATGTTTATACAGGACCGATAGATAAGTTTTTCAATTATTCATACGGAAGATTAAATTGGCGTACCGTTGATTTAGTAGAAGAAAGATTAGAAATAGACGATTATCAAGGCTGTTCAGTTATGAATTATGCTGATTCAAATATGCCATTCACTCGCATTCACGAGTATAAACATTATCGCCCTGACCGAGAAACGCGCGGAACTATTATCCATAAAGAGTATTCTCGCGAGGCTCAACCCGACGAAACGGGTGCATATCCTGTTAATACTATTTCGGATCAAATTAAATTAAAGAAATATCGCGAAGCCGCTTCCGTTATGCAAGGTGTATGGTTTGGTGGTCGGCTTGGCTCATATAAATATATAGATATGCACGCGGCAATTGCTTCGGCATTAACTATGTGGAACAACGAAATCAAACCCTACCTGGAGGCACAATGAGAAATATAGACCTAGTATCACTAGATGATTTAAAGCCAAATCCTGCTAATCCTAAAAATCATGATAAGAAGTTGTTAGATAAATCATTAACAACATTTGGTTATGTTGAACCAATTGTAGTTGATCAGCGCACAGGTTTTATGATTAGTGGTCATGGGCGTAAAGAGGTTTTAACTGAGATGCGTGATGAAGGAAAAGAACCGCCAACTGGCATAACAGTTAAAGACGGCAAATGGCTTGTTCCCGTTGCTACTGGTTGGGCTTCGCAAGATGATATAGAAGCAAGAGCCGCGTTGGTTGCGTTAAACCGCACAACGGAACAAGGCGGATGGAATCGTGAAAACCTTTTAACAATTCTTCAAGAGTTATCCGATAACAATATTTTAGACACCGTTGGTTTTGTTGAAACAGATTTAACTAATCTTGGTAAAGCATTAGAAGCCGAAGAAGTATTTACGGTAGATGTTAAGTCTGCTATTGATGAATTTATTGGCGATACGGGAGTAGATGAAGGCGGAGTTGTAATGCAGTATTCAACCGTACTTCGTGTTTATTTTCAAACTCCCGAATCACGAGAAGATTTCTATAAGGCTATTGGATATAAACATGATGCTAAGGAATTAACTATTCGTTACCCCGCATCATTCGTAAGAGAAGCGGCAGAGATATGGCAGGGATAGATAGTCCGTTAGATTTTCCTGTCTATATTCCTACACGCGGACGTCCGCAAAAGCAATTAACTGCTAATGCATTATTAAAGTTAGGCATATCGCCCTATCTTATTGTCGAAGCCGCAGAGGAGGAAGCCTATAAAGAGGCTAATCCTGATTGCAAAGTAATCGTATGGCCTCAAAGTTATTTAGACGATTATGAGAAAACTCCTGAATTAGACCCGCACCCAACAACAGGCGCGGCTCATAATTACGCTTGGGATCATTCACGCGCTAATGGCTTTACTCATCACTGGATTATGGACGATAACATAAGAGGGTTTCTCGTACGCAGCAAAGGCAAAAGGGCTAATGTTGCTAATGCATTAGCACTGCATTGGCACGAAGATTTTATTAAAAAGTATCAAAATCTTGCTGGTGTAGCACTTGCGATGGCTCCGTTTATGCGGGGAAGCGCAATAATGCTTAACACTCGCCTATATTGTTGTACTCTTTACCGTAACGATTTAGACCAATACGGAATCAAATGGCGCAGAGGGCTTAATGACGACACGATTGTAAGCCTTGATATTCTTAAAACAGGATACTGGTGTACCGCCGAAAGCCGAATTGTTGGAATTGTTAAAATGGGAACAAGCCGTAAAAATAGACTTGCTGGCGGCATGACTGATTTCTATGCTCAAGGCGGATTTATTAAGAAGTCTGCTGAATTAGTTAGAACCCATCCTGATTGCTCTAAGACGGTAATTAAGTTCAATAGAGTTCATCATGTTGTTGATTTCTCTAGTTTTAAGCAACAACTAATTCCAGTAGATCAATCAAAAGTTCCATTAGTCCCAACGGAAATTAAATCCGTTAAGACTATTAAAAGTTCTAAAGTTATATCTGAATCATTACAAATTGGTTTGGACTTGGCTGATAAGTTAGTCGAAAGCCCCGATAGTAAAGTCATGTATCCGATTTACATACCTTCTAAGGGAAGGGCAGATAGCGGAACAACCGCAAAATTATTTCAGAAAGATGGCGTACCCTTCTTTGTGTTAATTGAACCGCAAGACGCCGAGAAATATAGAAAGAATTACAAAGAAGAAGAATTAGTTGTAATGGATAAGAACGATATGGGTATTGATTACGCCCGCAATTTTGCAAAAGAACATTCTAAATCGTTAAATGCTAAGTTTCATTGGCAGTTTGATGATGATGTTAAGGCGTTTAAGTTCCGAAAGAATGATAAAAACATTAACACTAGACCTTCTCATGTCATTAACCTTGTTGAAAGCGTTACTAACATTTACACCAATATTGGATGCGCCGCGCCTATGTACGACACTTGGGCGTTTGGAGTCAAGCAACCTATTAAGTTAAACAGGATGGTTGCCTCCGCAATGTTATTTAATAATGAGAACGAATTAAGGTTTCGCCCAATGATTATCGACGATATTGATATGACTATGCAGTATTTAGATGCTGGTTATTGCTCTCTTGTATTCGCAACCGCATTAGTTAATCTACCTACAACTCCTAATGATGTTGGCGGCATGGGTGCAGAGGCAAGAGTGGGTAGCACTATGCGTAAGCGTTGCGAGAATCTCGTAACACAATGGGGAGATGATTTTAAGGTGATTACCAAAAACGGTGCACCAAGAATTGCGCCTTCGCAAGTGTGGGGCAAATTTCCACAGATGCCTATCTTGAAGGATGAACATGGCAACTAAAGGACGCCAAACAAAACTTACGCCTGATCTAGTAGAGAAGGTTTGTAATGCTATTCGTGCAGGTAATTACGCTAAGGTGGCTTGCGCTATGGCAGGCATTAGTGAGGCTATCTATTACCGTTGGCTTCAAGAGGGCAAGAAAGATGGCGCTAAAGGAATCTATTTAGAATTTGTAGAGTCAATAGAGCGTGCAGAGGCAGAGGCGGAAGTTCATGCTGTTGCATTAATTAAGCAAGCGGCTAATAACGGTTCGCTTCGGGCTTCCCAATGGTATTTAGAGCGTAAGCATTCAGATCGTTGGGGTCGCAAAGATATGATTAAGCAAGAGATAACTGGCGCGAACGGTGCTAACATATTTGTAACAATAGATGAGGCTAAGAAGGCTGTGCTAGATTTCTTGGAAGGCGAAGATTATGGGTCTATCTCTATACGAACAGATGAAGACGAAGCCCAAGCAGGAACGTCTTGATTGGTTAGCCAAGTTACCTGAAAAGACTGTTGTAGAGATTGCTCATAAGCCTTGGTGGTATCTTGCAAGACCTGAACAACAAGAGCCTGAAGGTAATTGGAGCGTTTGGCTTATATTAAGCGGGCGCGGTTGGGGTAAAACTCGAACTGGTGGTGAATGGTTAGCCGAACAAGTATTACGCCACACTAAAGCACCAGACGGAGTACCTACTCAATGGGCAATTATCGCACCAACATTCGGTGATGCTAAAAACATTTGCTTGGAAGGTCCGTCGGGATTTCTTAAAGCGTTAGACTATAAAGGATTAGTTGCTGGAACGGATTACATTTACAACAAATCTTCATACAAAGTATTATTTTCCAACGGTCAAGTGGTACATATGTTCGGCGCGGATACGCCTGATGCAGGTCGTGGACTTAACCTTTCAGGAGCGTGGCTAGACGAATTGGCTATGTGGAACTATCCCTATGAAACTTGGACAGAAGGATTAGCGCCTGCTTTGCGTATCGGCAGACACCCAAGAGTAGTTGTTACAACAACACCTAAACCTATTAAATTGTTACGCGAATGGATGAAACGCACAGACGGCTCTGTTCATGTGACGCGTGGTTCTACTTTTGATAATGCTAACAATCTTTCCCCTACGGCTTTGCTGGAATTAAAAGCCCGATATGAAAACACGCGAATAGGTCGCCAAGAGTTATACGGTGAGTTATTAGAGGATGTTGAAGGTGCATTATGGACTCGCACCATTATTGATAAAGCAAGAATTACAAAAACACCGCCGTTAATCCGTATTGTTGTAGGCGTTGACCCTGCCGTTACAAGTACAGATGAAAGTGATGAAACAGGAATTGTTGTCGCTGGTATTGATAACGCTGGACATTATTATGTTTTAGATGATAAATCGTTACGTGCTACTCCTGATGCATGGGCGCGTGTTGCAGTTGAGGCTTACCATAAACATAACGCTGACCGAATAGTTGCCGAAACTAATAACGGTGGCGACATGATTATTCTATTAATGCAACAAGTAGATAGAAACGTTTCAACAAAAAAGGTAACGGCTACAAGAGGCAAACAGTTACGCGCCGAACCTATCTCCTCATTGTATGAACAAGGCAGAGTTCATCATGTTGGATATTTTGGTTTAATGGAAGAACAAATGTGCGAGTGGACTCCCGAAAGTAAAGATTCACCTGATAGGCTTGATGCATTAGTTTGGGCTTTAACGGAATTAAACACAGGTGGGTCGAGTATGATTGCACTTGCCGCTATGTCTAGTATCTGTCCTAGTTGCACAATGCCTTCACCTAAAGGTGCAAGTATTTGTAGCGCGTGCGGTTATACGTTAGGAGTAAGTGCATGAGTGCAGGAACGCAGAAACTTGTAATAGATCAAGGAGCGGATTGGTATTGCAATTTCGTTTATTATTCAGATGCGGCACAAACAACTCCTGTTAACTTAACTGGCTACACCGCAAAGATGCAAGCGCGTTCTAATGTCAGCGATAGTAAAGCAGTTCTTACATTGACTACTGGTAGCGGTATTACAATTACAGGAGCAACGGGAACAATTGCATTACACGCGACAGCAATACAAACTGCCGCAATTGTTGCAGGTTACTATTTATACGATTTAGAAATTACTAGCGGTGCAGGAATTGTCACCCGCCTTATTCAAGGTCAACTTGAAGTAAGTGCTTCGGTAACAAGATGACGGATGTAGTAGTAGTTGAGCCAATCAATACTTATGTTATAACGCAACCATCTGTAACATCTGTTTCGATTACTGCTCCAGGACCACAAGGTGCTAAAGGAGATACGGGCGCAACGGGACCGCAAGGACCAGCAGGCGCGGTTACAAATGTTTTCTATACGCATTACCAAAACACACCTACGGCAGTTTGGACAATTAACCATAACTTAGGTAATTATCCAACCGCTATCGTTTATGATTCGGCTAATAACCAAGTCGAAGGTGCTATTGCTCAACCAAGTACAAATCAGATAGTGATAACATTCAGTTCGGCGTTTAGCGGTTACGCCTACATAGTTTAGGAGAAATAATGTCACGCAAGTTTTTAGTACCTATTGATTTAACTCAACAAGAGTTACAGAACGCTCGTATTCAGAATCTTGCATCAGCACCTTCTTCTCCTGTCGCTGGACAGATTTATTACAACACAGGAAGCAACAGTCTCCTTTATTACAACGGCTCCGCTTGGGTAACTCCTTCAAGTACACAAATTACTGTTGGTCTTTTATCTGCTCGCCCTACTGCCGCAACTGCTGGCGCTGGTGCATTTTATTATGCAACCGATAACCAACTTATGTATGAGTCAAATGCAACTACTTGGTCACAGGTAAGTAATTTTGGTACAGGATTATCAACTGCTGTAACAATCACAGGAACAACAGCAGACGGAACTTCAACTAACTATGCACGTGCAGATCACGCACACTCAGGTCCTGGATTTGGTACACCAACCGCGCAAACAACTTATGGACTATCTTCAACAACGGGTAGCGCCACGACTGTTCTTCATTCAGACCACACACACGGAACGCCTTCACTTTCTACAAACGCCGCAAGCAACGTAACAGCCACAACTGCAACAAATGGTTCTGGAACTGCACCTGCTAAAGATGATCACGTTCACGGATTTACTCCAAGTGGATTTGCATTGTCAGCGTTCGGTGTTCCAACTGGCGCAGTCCCATTCAACGCGCAAAAGATTACGGGTCTTGCCGACCCGACTGCCGCACAAGACGCGGCTACAAAAAACTACGTCGACAATACCGCTTCGGGATTCAACGTACATCCAGCAGTTGAAGTCGCTACTACTGTTTCGCTTACGACTAACTGGACTTATAATTCAGGTTCCGCAGGAGCAGACGGCGGTACTGGCGTAGGTGCAACACTTGTCTACTCTGCCGCTGGAACACTAACAATTGACGGACACGCACTTGCAACAGGCGACCGTATTCTTGTTAAGAATCAATCAACCGCCTTACAAAATGGTGTTTACCTTGTAGGAACAATCGGCGGCTCAACAATTACAATGACCCGCGCAACTGATTACGATAACCACGTAGCAGGACAAGTCGGTGCAGGCGATATCACTTTTGTAGCCGCAGGCACACAAGCCGCAACGTCATGGGTTGAAGTTTCTACAGGTACATCAACAACTCCTGTTAATGGAATCAAACTTGGTACTGATTCACTTTCTTATACTCAATATGCCGTAGGTGCTACTTATATTGCTGGTGCAGGCTTGACACTTACAACAGGTACATTCGCATTCGCTCCATTATCAACGGGTGGTCTTACCGTTGGTGGTACAGGTGCAACCGCCGCAGTACTGCTCGCAACTAATTCAGGACTTGGAACTTCTTCAAGCGGATTAGCCGTAGGTGCTGGTACTGGTATCACAGTTTCGACTGGAACCGTTGCAGTTGATACAACAGTAGTGGCTCGTAAGTTTTCACAATTGCTTTCAACTTCATCTACTTCTTATACGATTACACATAACCTTGGAACGCTTGATGTACTCGTTCAGGTTTATACCGTATCAGACGGCTCTGAAGTAATGGTAGATAATCTTCGTGCAAGCACAAACACAGTAACGCTTAACTTCTCAGTTGCGCCTACTGCCAATGCTTACCGCGTAGTTATCTTGGGATAGTAGTCAATGAGTAAGAAGGCTCTTGACCCTGTAAACGTTATCGCGTTGGCAAGCGCACCTACTTTGCCAACGCTTTCTGCAGGCGACCAGTATTTCAATACAGCGTCCAACACGGTCTTTACCTATACGGGTTCAGCGTGGGTTGGTTCAGCAAGCACAGCCAATTCTTTGTCGCAATTTGCTGCAACTACGTCTGCTCAACTACTTGGAGTAATGAGCGACAAGACTGGAACTGGCTCACTTGTGTTCGGTACTGCTCCGACAATTACAACACCTAAAATTGTTAAAACTTATACAGCCAAGACCGCCGCATATACATTTGTATCAGGCGACGAAGGCAATATCTTTTCAATGAACAACGCCGCAACTCAAGCATTTACCGTTCCTGTTGATGCTACTTTTAACTTTGGTATTGGCACAGAGTTTAATCTGTTTTGGATTACAGGTGCAGGGCACCCAACTATCTCGGCAGTAACTCCAGGAACTACAACCGTTATTTCAACAGGTGCTACATCTGCTACACCTAAACTTCGCGCCGCTAACTCTATGGCTTCAATCTTAAAGATAGCCGCTAACTCTTGGGTCGTAACTGGCGACATTGTTTAATACATAACGATATGATTTACAACATTAGGTCAAAGGAGAAATAATGGGCGCACTAGATACGCTTGCAAAAGCAATTGCTGAACGCATTAACAAAGCACCTTCTTTACCTGCTGGAACAACAACTCTTTCAGAACAAGAAATGCGCAACACCGCTACGCAAAGTTACGGACAAAGTAATCCATTACCACGTAACGATATAACACCAACTGTTCCATTTTCTCCAGGTCGCCCAATTATTCCAGGGGCTATCAATCCATTCGTTGATGGTGGAAGACCTGAACCACGCCGTTATGAATTTCAAGTTGCACAAAATATCAACATTACCGAAACACGCTTAACACCATTTAAAACATTGCGCGCCGCCGCAGATCAAATTGATATTCTGCGCCGTTGCATTGAGGTAATGAAATCTAAATTGGTTGGACTTGATTGGGATATTGTTCTTGGTGAAGATGCGGCTGAAAAACTTATTAGCGAAATTGGTGGTACGCGCGCTCGCGCTATGATCGAAGCCCGCGAACGTTACACAGAAGATATAAATAACGCTAAACAATTTTGGGAACAGCCTGATAAATCAAATGGTTTAATTTTTGCTGATTGGCTCAATATTGCTCTCGAAGAAATCCTAGTATTGGATGCTTGGGCAGTATGGCCTCAGATGGCAGTTAATGGCGACCTGTACGGATTACAAATCTTAGATGGCGGAACCATTAAGCCACTTATTGATGAGCGCGGTATGCGCCCAATGACTCCTAATCCTGCCTTCCAACAAATCCTTTACGGATTCCCACGTTCAGAGTTTGCTGCAACTGATGAAAACGAAGATGCGGATGGAGTATTTACAGCAGATCAACTTGCATACATGGTAAAGAATCGCCGTACAACTTCTGTTTATGGCTACTCGCCTGTTGAGCGTTCGCTTATGGTTGCAGATATTTATTTACGCAGACAACAATGGTTACGCGCTGAATATACAGATGGCGTTACACCTGAATTGTTAATGAAAACAGATGCCAACTTTGGCAATAACCCTGATCTATTGCGCCGCTTTGAAGATGTATTTAATAACGATTTATCAGGACAAACAGAACAGCGTAAGCGCGTTCGCTTGCTTCCTGCTGGTATGGAACCAATTCAATTTGATGGCTACGGCGAGAAGTTTAAGGACACGTTAGATGAGTATCTTGTTAACTCTATATGCGGTCATTTCGGAGTACAACCAAGTGAAATCGGATTCAACCCTAAGCACGGACTTGGTGGAGCAGGTTTCCAAAGTGGACAAGCCGATAGTTCAGAAGTTATTGGAGTTGTACCGCTAGCCAATTGGGTTGGCAAAATGCTTTCTAATCTTTCTTATGTTTTCTTAGGTATGCCACGCGAACTTGAATTTAAGTTTATGGACAGCGTTCGTGAAGATATGCAAAAGACTGCTATGGCTCGTGACATTGAACTGAAAAATGGTTCAATCACAATGAATGAAATGCGTAGCGAAGCAGGTCGCCCACTTATTGATGCGCCTGAAGCAGATATGCCAATCGTTATTGCTGGAACAACTGCCTATCTATTTACAGATGAAGGCGTTAAATTGTTCGGGCAAGAAGAAGGGGATGCAGATCAAGACCCTGCCATTGATGGCGTTGACCCTAATAACCCAAGCGCATTACCTAATAACGCAAATGAAAATCCTGCTAACTCACAAGAGGAAGAAGTAACGCCGCAAAGTACAGATAACGCTAGCGATAAGGTTGCAAAAGAACTTAAAAACTTCTTACGTTTCTTGCGTAAGTCGCCTGACCGTAATTTCAACTTTGAATATGTACCAACAACTTATGCCAATACTCTTAATAAATTCTTAGCAGTACAAGATTATGATGGAGCGCGTTGGTATGCGGAGCGTTACTTACCCTAATGGATGCGCTATGGCGACAGAGGCAAGCCGCAAAAGTTAGATTAGCGGCTACACACGCAGACACAATTAGAGATGCAATACGCAGTTCCGTTGATGTTAAACAAATTGTTGATGATTTTATTAACAGTCATTTTGATCGCCCTGTAACAAATGACGAAGCACGTGCTTGGACAGCAGTTAATGTTTATACAAACGACACGAAACTAAATGAAGCATTAACAAATCTTTATGCAGACGGAATAGTTTTTGGTAAAGATGCGGCTTTAAATGCGCTTGCATTACTTGAAGCAAACAAAGCACCTACCGCGCAAGCAAGTGCATTAACTAT